GGAGGATTTTCAAAAATTACAGACTCAAGTAGACAAATAACATTTCTTGATGCCGAGTCCAAACTTGAAAGTTTCCGTACCCAAATTTATTCTTCAAAACGATCTTGGGACAATTGGTTATGGATGGAATTTCTCTATCAAGAGACCCGGCAAGTTTTTCAATTAGAGCACCTTTGTACTTTGGTTGACGGCGTAGATAAAAACTTAGTTTGTACTATTGATCCAGAATTGGCATTACAATGTTACTTTAAATTAAACAGCAACTTGTTTCATTGCACACCCGAAAAATTTAAAATAGATGTTAAACACAGAATTATGTTAAATGTGAACAATTTATCAAGACAATCAGGAAATAAAGTTATAGCCGTGGATTGTTTATACCAACCTACTCTTGATAAAACATTTTACAACACCATGATCGAATGGTTTGAACTGAGCAATTGCTATGATTTGGCAAATCAAGTGCATGGATTGTGGTATAATTTACATCAACGAGCCAAACACGAATTTGTAGAGCATGTCAACTGTTTTTACAATAGAATTCAGTAACATAATTCAGCATAAATATTCTTTTAAGCGGCCTATCGGCATCGTCCCGCTTTACAAACTCCGCCGCCTATGCTATAATTTAACATAGGAGAAACAGCATGACCAGTTATCAAATCCCAATTCCACGTATGTACAAATATACGTCTACCAAAGAATATCACGACGCATTTCCGTGCGCCTACAGGCAGTGGCGAGCAGACAGCCATTGCAATCTAATTCACGGGTACAGTTTCAGTATGAAATTTTTCTTTGGCACAGACGACTTGGATGTGCGCAACTGGGCCGCTGACTATGGCGGTCTCAAGGAACTAAAGAAGACACTAGAAGATCAATTTGATCATACTCTTATTGTGGCGCAGGATGATCCAGAAATGGCCACATACCAACTGCTACAAGAAAAGAAAATGGCCAAAGTTGTAGTATTGCCAAGACTTGGTTGTGAAGGCCTTGCAGACATGCTGTACAAGTATGTGAACGGTGTTTACATTCCAGAAATGTGGGGCGAGGGCGAAGCCGAACGTCTATGGTGCTATCGTGTAGAAGTGCGTGAAACACAAAGCAATATGGCATTCCGTGAAGGCCATCGTGAATGGAAAGAAGATTTGTTTGCATGATGGAGATGTTGATGCAAGAACATGAATATGGTATTGCTATGCTGTTGGCCACTCGTGGTCGAACAGAGAGTCTGGGTCGCAGTGTACGCAGTTTGGTAGAACTAGCCGACGATGCTAGTCGTGTGCAAATCATGTTTGCTTTTGACAATGATGATGACATAGGGTTCAAATACTTTGTTGATGAACTGCAACCTTGGATGGACCAGCGTGACGTAAGTTATACTGCTATGAAGTTTGAACGCATGGGCTATGTGAATTTACACAAATACAACAATGCCATGGCCAAACAAACCGACAGTGATTGGTTGGTGATCTGGAACGACGATGCTGTGATGCAAAGTCAAGGATGGGACACCACAATCATGAGTTATACTGGCCAGTTCCGACTGCTTAGTTTTTGCACTCATCGCATGCACCCTTATTCAATCTTTCCCATAGTTCCACGAACATGGTATGACTTGCTGGGCTACATAAGTCCTCATCCCACACAAGATGGTTGGGTAAGTCAGCAGGCCTACATGCTGGACATCTATCAGCGAATTAGTGTGGATGTGTTGCATGATCGGTTTGACTTGACTGGCAACAACAACGATGACATCTATGCCAATCGTCCCATGCTAGAAGGCAAGCCCGATGATCCCAGAGATTTTCACAGCAGAGAGATGATAGATGCAAGGCATTTAGATTGTGCTAAACTGGCCGCTTACATGCGTCAACAAGGCGCAAGTACTGAATTTTTTGAAAACATTTTCAAAGGTACTCAAGATCCCTGGCAGAGACTGGCCGAAAATGATATAAACAGCCAAATGGTACAGTTTGCCAATCCGCATGCCGTCAAGGCTTAAATACTGCATGAAACATACCATTGCCTTTGTGCAACCCAATTTTCAGCAAGGGCCCAAAGAATTCAACGCCTATTACCTGCCGTATTCTGCAGGTGTAGTGTGGAGTTATAGCCTAGCCGATCCCGCCATACGTGAACAGTTTGAAGCCACTGACTGGATCTGGCGACGAGATGCGCTGGAACCTGTGGCACAACGACTGGCACTCAACAGCATTGTGACTTTTAGTACCTATGTATGGAATCATCGCTATAACTATGAGTTAGCCCGCCGTATCAAAGAAATCAATCCCACGGTATTGACTGTGTTTGGTGGACCAGAGCCGGCAATAACTGACCCAGATCTGTTTCGTCGAGAACCGTTCATGGATCTAGTGATCTGCTATGAAGGTGAAATTACATTCAAGCGAGTGCTGGAACACTTTGAAACTGGTGACTGGGAATCAGTGCCAGGCCTGTTGATCAATCGCAACGGTGAGGCTGTAAAAACACAAGACGCAGAACGTATTCAAAGTCTTGAGCAGGTGGCCAGTCCTTACCTGTCGGGCATATTTGATAAAATAATGGCAGATCATCCTGAAGTGACCTGGCAAGGAACACTTGAAACCAATCGTGGTTGTCCCTATGCTTGTACTTTTTGTGACTGGGGCAGCTTGACCTACAACAAGGTCAAGCAGTTTGAATTAACTAGAGTGTTCCACGAACTTGAATGGATGGCCAAACGCAACTTTGATTGGATTTCAATCACTGATGCTAACTTTGGCATGTTTCCCGAACGTGATGGCATGATTGCTGACAAGATTATTGAGATGCAAGAAAAGTACGGATCGCCTCGAACTTTCTCTGTGGCCTGGGCCAAGAACCAAAAGAAGGAAGTGATCGACATTGTGAAGAAACTGCTGGATGCCAGGGGCTTCAATCAAGGTCTCACACTGAGTGTACAGAGTCTTGACTTGGATGTGTTGGAAAATATTCGTCGCAAGAACATGGAGATGAACAAACTTAACGAAGTGTTTGAACTGTGTGATCAACGCAACATTCCGGCCTACACCGAACTTATCCTGGGCTTGCCTGGCGAAACCCTAGAATCCTGGAAGAAAAACTTCTATGCCTTGTATGACCTAAATCAACACACCGGTATCACTGTGTTCCAAGCTCAGTTGTTGGAAAATGCCGAAATGAATCTGCTACAGAAAAAACTGTTTAAGATTACTAGTCAGCCCGTAACTGATTACTTTGCTGGTTCATACAGCGTGGAGCACATTGAAGAAAGCATTGACGTTATAACAGGCACTAAAGACATGCCCACTCCGGTGATGTTGGATGCGCAGATTTTTTCGTGGTTCCAGACCACATTTCATATCAATGGCTTTGCTACCATTGTGGCCAGATTTATCAACAAGTATCTGGGTATCAGTTACAACGACTACTATGAAGATCTGTTTGAGTATGCTATGACTCATGAATGGATCAAAAAAGAAGCAGACGAAGCCAGAACATATTTTTCCAACTGGATGAATACTGGCCGGATCAATCATCCCAAGATTGGTGTAGAGATTCATGGTTGGAACATCATACATCGTACCTCAATGAACATGCACCAAGAAGACCGAGTGGATGACTTGTATGATTTCTTGGAAACTTTCTTAGAGCGTTACATGTTGCCAACAGATCTCTTGGCCAGTCTCATGCGTTTCCAACGCAGTTACTACATCAAATATGCGGACAGAAATGCCTATCCCTTGAATTTGACTCTGGACTATAATATTTGGGAATATCTCAGTTTCAATCGATCCCTGGTCAACGAATCTACAGTATATCTACTGGATTTCCCCGAAGACAAAACCATGAGTCTCAATAGATTTTTAGAGTTATTTTATTATGCGCGACGTCGCAATTTTGGCAAAGCCACCGTTGACCTAGTTGGTGCGGTTAACAGCAAAGCAAGTCAGCGTGGTCTAGGTGCTGCCAAAGCACAAGGCTCGTTCTCTGTAAAACAACTAGCAGCATAGTTTTATATCAGATAATATGCATTGTTCATTTATAGAATGCATTAATTAGAATTCATAATACTTGACAATTTTCATGTTTCGTGTATAATCAATGAATGTACAACAGAGGATATAAATGAGCAAACTTAAAATAGCAGAATTATTTTATTCAATCCAAGGCGAAGGCAGATACATGGGTGTGCCGTCGGTGTTCTTGAGAACATTTGGTTGCAACTTTACATGTGCAGGATTTGGTATGTCACGTGGCGAGGTGAGCCACGAAGCAACCGATCTTGCAGCCACACATACCATGATACGAGCTTTTGAAAAGTACAAAGACTTGCCCTTAGTTAGTACAGGTTGCGACAGTTATGCGTCATGGCATCCAGACTTTAAAGACCTAAGTCCCATGCTTGAGACCAATGCCATTGTTGATCGTATCATGCAGATACTACCACATCGTCGTTGGGAAGATGAGCATTTGGTAATCACAGGTGGTGAGCCTTTGTTGGGTTGGCAACGTGCTTATCCAGACTTGCTGGATCACGACAGTATGCACAGACTAAAAGAGATTACATTTGAAACAAATGGTACCCAAAAACTAACACCTGAATTTAAAGAATACTTACAGCGTTGGAGAGCACAACGTGAAATTACATTTAGCGTCAGTGCTAAACTTCCTGGGTCTGGTGAGAAGTGGGAAGAAGCCATACTTCCAGAAGTGGTATGTGAATACGAACAATTTGGTTATACTTACTTGAAACTGGTGGTAGCAACAGAACAGGATCTAGCAGATGCAGAATGTGCAGTGGGTGCGTATAGGGCGGCAGGGTTTACAGGTCCTGTGTATGTCATGCCTGTTGGTGGCGTTGAGCGAGTGTATACCCTTAACAATCGTGCAGTGGCAGAAATGGCAATGCGAAAAGGCTGGCGTTACAGTGATAGACTACAAGTGCCACTATTCAAGAACGAATGGGGAACCTAATGGCAATATTTGATTGGTTCAAGAAAAAAACCAAGGCCGAAGTAGAGCCCAAAACTGCAAAAGAACCAAAGGTCAAGGCACCAGTCAAGACTGAAAAAGAAATTGCCACAGAAAAGAACGAGCCATATGTGGCAATGGTACGTATGGATATCGATCCTGACAATCTGCACCAGGGTGCGTTTGAATTAGACTGGAATGAAATCTTTGTGGCACGCCTGGTCAAAGCCGGCTACATGATGAAACCCGATGATGTGGATGCTGACATAGTGGATCGTTGGTTTCAAAATGTGTGCAGACATGTGGTAATGGAAACCTGGGAACAAGAACAGGCCATAATCAAAGGTGTTGGACAGTATGTCAACACTAGAGACATCGGCGGCGGAAGAACTGAAGTATCATGATTTTCAATCACATTAAACAACTCAAACAAGACGGGAAGAAAATTGGCATCACTTTTTCAACCTTTGACATGCTCCACGCGGGCCACATTGCTATGCTCAGCGAGGCCAAGAATCATTGTGACTACCTGATCTGCGGGCTCCAGACAGACCCAACTATCGATAGACCCGAGACTAAGAATCGCCCTATACAATCTATTGTGGAGCGACAGATACAGTTGGCCGCCTGCCGTTACGTTGATGAAGTTGTTGTATACCAAACCGAACAAGATCTTCGTGACTTGTTGTTGATCCTGCCTGTGGATGTTCGTGTGTTAGGTGTGGAATATCAACATCTAAACTTCTCTGGTATGGAAGAATGTGGCATGCGTGGCATTGAACTAGTGTTTAATGGTAGAGATCACTCGTTCTCCAGTTCAAGCCTGCGCAAACGTGTGGTGGCAGCAGAGACTGAAAAAGTACTATTACAAAAATGATATTGTATGTTAATGGTGATAGTCATGCCGCGGCCGCAGAAGCAGTAAATACATATTCATGGGCAGAGGATGATGGATTATATTATGGCTTGGGGCAACAGCCGCATCCAGACAACGAACGTGTGAGTTTTGGCTGTGAAATAGCCAACAGTCTCAATGCCATACTGTACCTTGACGCACAGGCTGGTGGGTCAAATGCCCGTGTTATTCGTACCACAAGATCTTGGTTACATGAACAGACTGATCTCAAGGATGTTTTTGTGATACTGCAATGGTCCACGTGGGAACGACAAGAATGGTTTCACGAAGGCACATGGTATCAAGTCAACGCCAGTGGCATAGATAGTGTACCGCACGTTTTTGCCGAACGTTACAAAAATTTTATGTCCACGATCAACTGGGACGAAGTTGAACAACAAGCACATGACGAGATTTGGCAGTTCCATAACGAACTCAAACTTAACCAGGTGCAGCATGTGATGTTTAATGGCAATAGTCATTTTGGTAAAATCTCCCAAAATCGTGACTGGAGTCAATGCTACATTGCACCATACGATCCTGACCAAACTTACGATTCAGTGCTAAGAAACAACGGATTCAAAACGGTCAACCCCGATAGTTGGCATTTTGGGCACAGTGCCCATTGCTTTTGGGCTGAACATGTGTTACAATATATTTACGATAACAACTTGATTGTGACTAATGAAATACCTACTGATTGATACAGCCAACATGTTTTTCCGTGCCCGGCACTCAGCACACCGTGCCAGTGACACATGGACCAAATTGGGCTTTGCCCTGCATGTTACAATCATGGCTGCAAACAAAGTGGCAAAGCGTTTTCAAGCAGACCATGTGGTTTTTGCACTGGAGGGTCGAAGCTGGCGCAAAGATCACTACAAACCCTACAAGGCTAACCGTGCTGTGGCACGTGGGGCAATGACAGAAACAGAAGCAGAAGAAGATAAACTGTTTTGGGAAACCTATGATGAACTGACTAAATACTTGTCTACAAAAACAAATTGTAGCGTTATCCGTTGTGCCACTGCTGAAGCAGATGATATCATAGCACGTTGGATTGCACTACACCCCCAAGATGAACACACAATTGTAAGCTCAGACACTGATTTTGTGCAGTTGTTGGCCGCCAACGTCAATCAATACAATGGTATATCAGATGAGCTTTTAACCTTGGAGGGCATATTCGATGCTAAAGGTAACCACGTCAATGATAAGAAAACTAAACAGCCAAAAACGATCCCGGATCCAGCCTGGTTGCTATTTGAGAAGTGTATGCGTGGCGACACCTCAGACAACGTATTCAGTGCGTATCCTGGAGTACGTGAGAAAGGCACAAAGAATAAAGTTGGTCTCCGTGAGGCATTTGCAGATCGCGGCAAAAAAGGCTATTCTTGGAACAACATGATGTTGCAACGTTGGACTGATCACAACGAAGAAGAACACAAAGTACTCGATGATTACGAACGCAACGTAACGTTGATTGATCTTACTGCACAACCGCAAGACATTAAGGATACAGTAGATGCTGCCATTCGAGAACAAATAAGCCACAAAGATGTGGGCATGGTAGGTGCACACTTTCTCAAGTTCTGCGGCAAATACGAACTAATCAAACTCAGCGAGCACGCCGATGCTATTGGCCGCTGGCTGAATCAAACATATCAAGGAGTGTTAAATGATCATAGCAAAACCAGTGATAGACAAACAGTACTGGATTCTTAAAGAAGACAATCAAAAAATTGGCAACATTCAGGCCAGTGCAGACGGGTACCAGGTAACCATGTACAATCAGGTTGCTAGTTATAAAACCATTCCGATGTTGCGGCGACAAGCAAACATTGAGTTTGCTCCTGCTGAACGTAAAACCAAGACAACCAACGATATTGTACATGGTTACGAAACTGGCTGTCGAGCACACAACGGAATGTGGAACGTGCAAATGAAAATACCACTGTTTACTAAACAAACCAAATCTAAATCATGGTTCGCTGCTGGTTGGTATGCAGTGAAACAACACAAGTCCTGGAAACATGTGCGTAATCCTAAACTAATTTTGTTAGAACGCTACAACTACCAAGGCCCATTTCACTCAAAGGAACAAGCAAATGAATCCATTTAGAGATCAAGAAAAGTTTATGCGAGCCTGCGACCAAACAGTCGACGGGTTCAACCAAGAACAGTTCAACCTATATCTTAACCTAATGGAAGAAGAATGGAAAGAACTGCGTGTTGCTATAGACAATAACGATAATGTAGAAACACTAGATGCACTATTAGACTTTATTGTTGTTACAGTTGGTGCTATTCATAGTGCCGGCATGGACGGCGAAGGTGCTTGGAAAGAAGTTATGAAAACTAACTTTGCTAAAATTGATCGAGAAACTGGCAAGGTTCGCAAGCGTGAAGATGGCAAAGTTTTAAAACCCGTGGGTTGGACTCCGCCTGATTTGACTCCGCACCTGCACAAAAATGATCCTTACTTGCAAACAAAATGAGTTTGCACATAAACCGATTTGTTGACGCTATCAAAGCCGCAGAGAGTCGCAATCAACGCGATTTCACAATGAGTATGCGAGATGCTAAAGATCTGCATGCTGATATTACCAAATTATTGTTGGCTCTTCAACAAACACATGAGTCGACGTCAAAAAGTCAGGTTGTAGAAGTGGTTGTGTCAGGCGGAACTTTTAAATCTACATAGTTTATTCGATAAATAATCTGCGGAGAAAACAATGTCACGACCCAAGCCCACAGTGCTGATCGAGCACACTGACAAACATACTTACAAGACCGAGCAAGTGCTGGCCTCTGAAGGTGTGTGGGCGGTATTCTACAACAACAAACCCATTAACTTGAAAACCTCTAACATGCTGGTCCAGTATCCTGGGCCCAAGTATAAAAAGGTAAGCTTCTCTAATCCTGGTCACGCCAAGAACTTGGCCAAGAAACTCAACTCCCAGTTTCGCACTGACAAGTTCACTGTAGTGCTGCTGACCCAGGGTACCCAAGTGTACCCCAATGACCGATAAGCAAGAGTTTACTCTTCGGGTGTTAACACAACTGCCTGCTGGGCACAGCTGGGATATTAACTCTGCAATGACCCATTGGTGGAAAGATGTTAGACCCAATTCAGGACTAAGGCTCAGTACACAAGGTCACGAAATTTTACAAGATTTAAAAATTGAGAGTTGGGAATTCAAGATGCCTAGCGGAACACCAGCTAGGCCACAACATCTAGTGGTATTAAATCGATGTGTCACAAGACCTTACTATCTTAATATTGGTAAAAACGTCAACATCACTTTTTATGGCAGCAAAGAAGCCACAATGTTTTCCCTGTATGGCGACATTGATCGATTTGTTAACGCATTAAAAACTCTTAACTAACTGCTGAGCTTTATTTCTAAATTGCTTGCAGTAATATCTTGATCCATTTGAGTACTTAATAAGTAGGTTTATGTACTGGAACAATCCTATAATCAAAGCCACGGTCAATGGTGGTGTTGACCCTGTTGTGACTGCACAGCATCAAGGACAGCATTGTTTGTTTTATGCCCCAGACATGCCTTTGTCTCGCATGGTTAAACTGGTCACCCTTCAGGAAACCTGCGATCTAGCCAATCAGTACATAGAAAACTTCGATACTGTTAAAGAACCTGGCAATCTTGACAAGATCGCTAACGCAGTGCGAATCAATCAATTTGTACATAGTCTTAGAACACAAGGCAACTTCAAACCAATATTGTTGTATTATACTGGCACTTGGACAATGGATTGTGGCACAGGAGGTAGTCGCTTAATGGCTGCCGAATGTATTCCCGAATTGCAAAGTTTTCCTGTTTTTATTAGTACTCACAGCAAATACAAAGATCAGTTACGTGACCTAGAAGAAATTGTTTCGCTAAAACAATTTGCCACACACTGCAAAGCCAGCGAACATACACAGTTTTATTTTAGATTAACTGCTCCAGAAGCTGACTATGGCATTAACTGGTACGAAGCAGCGTTAGAAACTACATCAGTGCCCAGCAATGATCAATGTCTAGTGTGGTTACGGAACTATATCAATCGGCAACCTGCTGGGTTTTGTTTTACACCTGAATGGTTTAATCAGCTGATTGATTGGACTACTGTAGGCCACCAAGCAGCAAAATCTTGAGGCCATTGTTGCTGCATGTTCTTCAATAGTTGTTGATTGTGCACAGCCGCACGTTGGCAACGTTGTTGTAATTCTTCAAAATTTTTCAATTTCATTGAACTCACTGTTTCTACTCCTTCAAAGATAAAATCCACCGTTTTATCGCCGTAGGCCGCAGTTCTATTTTCAATCATGTTATCATAGCGATGTGGAACAAGGTCTTGCAGTGTGTCAAACCCCAAGCTGTGAAGATAGGCCACAGTGTGTTTACCAGAATACACAATCCACGGCACAGGCAAGCACAGAGTTCTGAATATTTTTTCACTCAAGGCCACTGTGGTATCTGAACTGTAGGTTTCTGCTACAACGTTCATCCACGCTGATACATGCGAAGTTTCGTGATCAAGGGTGTGGTTTCTAAAAGGCAACTGTTTGAGAAGATCTTGATAGGTATCATTGTACACATTGTGGTAGTTTGAATCTAACAATTCCCATTGCCGTTTAAAATTATCCACCAACCCCTGAGGAGTTTGGTTGTCCCCATCCCAGGCCCAACAATTAAAATTAACATAATCCAGCGCAGACGCTTCTGGCATTCTGCGACACCTGTGCCACAGTTCTAAAAAGAGAAACATGCGTTTGACATCTATTCGGTTTATGCTGAAATTAAATCGTCTCTCAGGACACCACTGGATTTGTTGTGGTTCATGCCAATATATACCAAAGAAGCTGGACGGCAACGGACACAATTTATACTGTGTTGGTGCGTTAATTTGGTTGTCTGTGATTACCACAGTTTCAGAATCAAACCAATAAGGCAACGCAGTGGAATAATCATTGGTGCAAGTAGAAAAATCATCTACTAGGCATACCACAACGGTTTTACCATTGCGGCGCCACACTTTGTTGCTGTCATTGACAGATTGATATCCTAGTGCCATTAAATTGCTGCGAAAAAAATCCATGAGTGCATTTTCGTGCCAAATGCAACGACTTTTTTCAAAGATTTCTCCGCGGTAAATGTTGTGATACAGATCAGTCATGCTAGTAATTATTGGTACAAAATGGTTGACCAAATAATCCCGATCGGTTATACTGTAATTGTAGTAGTTGATAACCCAAGCGAAAGGAGCCCGAGATGGCAGAAGTCAAACTTTCCGGACTGTATAAAGTCACAGTGACAGAATACGATTGCGGTGCTCAACGTGTTGACCCCGGCGACACTCGCTTCTACACCACACTGGAAGAAGCCCGGGCCTACAAGGCACACTGGGAAACAGGCGGTAGTCGTGAGTGCTATTGGCGGGCCACAATCGAAACTGTAGCATAAAAACAACACTTTTTACCCCCAAAAAGTAGTACTTTTGTAGTACTACTTTTCATGTGTAAAACGGTTGACCGAAATTGCAAAATCGGTTATAATATACACATGAACACAAAAACAGTAGCCCGCAAAAAACGAGTGGATCGGACCCACATTGTTTACTTTATCCAAATTGGATTGGAGTACTACATTGGTATTACCGCTAAGACTCAGCGTACTATTAACATGTCTCTGCGTAGCCGTATCAACAAGCATATCTATCGCTCGCGTACTGAAGACAAGAGCTGGAACCTGTACGAAGCAATTCGTGTCGCAGGCGAGGGCGCTATCAACTACACCATCATTGACGTGGTGCGTGGCAAGCAAGCCGCACACGATATCGAGCGTGAATTGATTCGTCAATACATGCCAGCACTCAACACCGATGTGCGAGTAGCAGGTGCTTGACACAAAATTGGACACCTGCTACAATTTAGCATGACAAAAGGATTCACCATGAACAACAAAGAGATTGAACTTCGTCCAGGAGAAGGCAATTATTACGGTGCCATGACATTTCATTGGCTTGTGGTCACTGTGTGTATTGTTCCAGTGTTTGTAGCACTGTTGATTGCTATTGTTAACCCGTTTTGGTTTAGAAATGGCCTATTTGATTTGATCGAGCGTGGGGTGAATCGACTGAGTCGTTGGCGTAACTACCGAAAGTATCACATCTATTTGGGCGCTGATCCTAAAATGTGGCACACTCTCAAGGGCGATTTGAAATGACCAAGTCCACCCCGTAGAACAGGGTGAGCCCAACCTGAACACAGACGTTCGTGGTGTTGCATAAGGAGAAAAATAATGCAAATCGTTAAATGCTGGGATATTCAAGTGTGGGACGGCGGTGATCGTCACAATCACAAGTACTACGTTAAGACTAAAGAAGCCGCAGACGAGTGGATGGCAAAAAACAAGTTCGACACGGTCTTTGAAAGGGAATTTGTCATTCTTGATAACTGGGACGAACTCCAAGCGTACAAAGACGGAGAACTACGTAAACGTGCATTGGCTAAATTGACCGATGCTGAAAAAGTTGTATTGGGGTTGAAATGACAAAATTTGTACACATCGTTCAAGTCCACCCCGTAGAACTCAGTGAACCCAACCTGCACAAGGTCAAGGCAGAGCGTGAGTTTAATACAAAAGAGTCAGCAGAGGCGTATGTCCGAGCATACAATAAAAACTTCGATGCCGGCATAAGGGAACATAAGGCAGTCTACTACGGCTGTGTCAACGATGCTACAGGAGAATTGGTATGAAAATCATTAACTGCTGGGACATTCAAGTTTGGGACGGTGGTGATCGTCACAATCACAAGTATTATGTGGCAACTAAAGAAGCCGCTGACGAGTGGATGGCAAAGAACAAGTATGATGCCGTCTACGAAAAAGAGTTTGTTATACTTGATAGCTGGGACGAACTCCAAGCATACAAAGATGGTGAACTTCGTAAACGAGCATTGGCTAAACTTACTGATGCTGAAAAAGTTGTATTGGGACTGAAATGACCGCAATTACTAATCTTGTTATCGTTATGATGCCTGTTATCATCATGGGCCTGGCAATCATTGTCAAGGATGGATTCTAAAATGAACGAACGAATTCGAGAACTTTCTGATATTGCTTACAAAAATCATTTGGCTAGAAATCCTCATTCTTCTTATGGTCGCCGATCAGATTATGATCGTGAGTTCGCCGAGTTGATTGTGCGAGAATGCGCTGAGGTGGCTTATAAACGGTCAGTCCACTCCGGTCCCAGTGATATTTTTAAACATTTCGGAGTTGAAGAATGAACATCCAAACCGTAGCAACCAATCTGCGAGTCACAATCGCCGGCAAGGAACAGATGTTGGTTGATCTTAAAGGACGGCGTGTTACACCTGAGGTATCAATTCATTACCTCGAAATCAACATTGCCGAACTCAAGCGTATTCTCGAGGATGTGGAACAGTGTATTGAAAAGGAAACAGTATGAGCATTATCACAGCATACAAATCAGACGCTGACGGCAAGATCTTTGAAGACAAGTCAAAGTATCAGGCCCACCTGCGAACACTGGGCCGCCATCGCAATGCCCAACGAAAACTACAGATTGCTGAAGCTGCCAAAGATGCTGCCTGGGCTGAACTGTACGAGCGTGAGCAAAGCATTGATGACTGGTGCCAAATGGTCATTGACAACCAGCACCTGTTCTGGGCCGAAGCAGCCGAGGGTGATCCCTACGACTGGGAGTGTGTTGGCAAAAAAGTTAGTCGACGCAAAGATGCTCAGGTTGTGCCAGTGCCGCGTCTGTTGAAGATCACGCATGACCTGCGCTGGAGCGACAGTGTCAGCAACAGTCACTCATGCCCTGTGGGCGGTGTGAAATGCTTCAGCAGCTACGAAGCCCGAGACGGTCGCCCACGCGGTTACCCAGGGTGGCAAGGACGCATCGACTGGCTGGTCGCGTGGCCCAAGGAGTTTGAAGGCATGCACCTGGCCAGTGACCTGTTCAGCCGTGGTACATTCCGTAGTGGTCGTCAACGTGCTCACACTGGCACCGGTGGTGGTGGTGGCATGCACTTCAGCAAAGAGTTTGACACCTGGTGTCAGCGTCCTGGCTACAGTTTCAGCATCTTTGCCTCAGACTGGCCGGGCATGGCTCGCTACTACGAGAAGCGTAAAATGTGGTCCGCACTCAGCAACCGTCAGACCACACTCAGCAACCGGGATTTTGCATGAACAAACGATTAAGAGAACTTGCTGAACAGGCTACTAGTATTGTAGAAATGGTTGGCCCACAAGGTTATGCCAGCAGTTATGCCAACTTTGATAGAGAAAAGTTCGCCCAACTGCTGGTAAGCGATGTGCTTCGAGAAGTCGACACCCGTGCATACGTTTCAGGTGATCGTGCCTGGAGCGATGAAGTAGATCGCCCCTGGATTGAACTGGAGTACGGCTTTGGCCAGCTAGCCGATGCACAACGTCAAGCAGGAAAGATCAAATGACCTATATTGCCAACTACAACAACACCATTCAGTTGCCTTGGGAGCCGGGCTTGTTGGAATGGTTGCAAACAAAATATCCACACTCCAGTTACAGGATTGTGACACAATGAAACCTGAAACAGACACAATACTGGGCTATGCCCAACTGCCCGATGGTGGGTGGGAACCAATCCTGCCTGCTGAGCCGGGCTACATTTACACCCAGGCTTTCATACTTTGTCAGCAGTGCCAAACTGCTATCCGCCCACAAGGTGGTCCCAGCTATAACTCACTTTGCCCCACTTGTTATGAACAAAATACCTAATCGATTCCGTCCCAGCTCTAGCATGGACACTAGAACTATCATGAAGATGCGCCGAGTGCATGGTCGTACAGACAGCTACAACTGGCAAAGCCGTGTTGAGTGGTATCCTGCAGGGTTCCGACTCAATCGCAAGACCATCTTCAAGCAGTTTGGTCGACTTCATTATCTTGCTTGTCACAGTCCCGAACCTGTTCAAAAGAAGTGGAAACATGCGTACGATACTTTCCATGCTCGACATTTTGGCTCATTCAACGCAAGTATGCGATATCTCAACAACTGGAGCTGTCACGCATGGCTGTAATTCCTGAACACCGAGATGTATTAGGACAACCACTTGCAGCGGGTGATGTTGTGGTATTTCCTTCTAGTAATAGCATGTATGTGGGCACTGTTATCAAGCTCAACCCAAAAATGATCAAAGTCAGAAGGGTTGGCACCAAATACAAGTGGGAACAAAACAAGTATCCTAGTGATCTTGCTAAAGTATCAGGACCCGAAGTGACCATGTATCTGCTGGCCAAACAAAACAGTTAACTGAGCCGTTTTTGGCCAAGTCCTTATTTATTTTTAGGTAGGTAAATAGTGTACAAAAAGGATTTTGTGCATGGCTGTTTACGAAACCACTAATGGTAATATATACTTTGACATACTCGGTGCTAACTCTTACCTCACCGTAACCCCCGCTACGCCCGGCGCCAATGCTATTGTTTCCACAGGACGCATTGTAGGTACAAACTTCCTCTATGCCAATGGTGTGAGTGTGGCTGCTGCGGCTGGTAGTACTGGTGCACAAGGTGCATCAGGAACTACCGGTGCACAAGGTACAACAGGTGCTCAGGGAGCCACAGGTGCACAAGGCGTACAAGGCCGCCAAGGAACTACAGGTAGTCAAGGCGCTACAGGTGCACAAGGTGCTACAGGTGCACAAGGTACGCAGGGCGCTACAGGTGCACAAGGTACGCAGGGCATTACTGGTACTCAAGGCACAACTGGCACACAAGGTACCTTGGGCACACAAGGTGCCACTGGTACACAAGGAACAACAGGTGCCCAAGGAACAACAGGTGCACAGGGAGTACAAGGCACAACTGGCGCACAAGGCGCTACAGGTGCACAAGGCGCTACAGGTGCACAAGGCGTACAAGGCCGCCAAGGAACTACAGGTAGTCAAGGCGCTACAGGAGCACAAGGCGCAACAGGTACCCAAGGTGCCACTGGAGGCCAGGGGTTAGTTGGTGCACAAGGCACTGGCGGAACACAAGGCACAACTGGAGCAGGTACACAAGGCACAACTGGAGCAGGTACACAAGGTGCAACTGGAGCTCAAGGCACTGGCGGAACACAAGGTGCAACCGGAGCAGGTACACAAGGTGCAACCGGAGCAGGTACACAAGGTGCAACCGGAACACAAGGTGCAACTGGAGCAGGTACACAAGGTGCAACTGGAGCAGGTACACAAGGTGCAACTGGAGCAGGTACACAAGGTGCAACTGGCACACAAGGTGCAACTGGCACACAAGGAACATTTGGTACACAAGGTACAGCCGGTCCCCAGACACAGATCAACGCCACTGCTGTAACTACCGGAACATTTTATCCGGTGTTTGTATCAGCAGGAGGTTCTAATCAAACCGCCAGCATAAGAACTTCTGCCACAGCATTCAGCTACAATGCCGCTACCAACGTGCTCACAGTTACTGCTGCACAGGCACAATATGCTGACTTGGCAGAAAAATTTGCAGCCGACCAGGATTATGAACCTGGTACAGTGGTTGTGTTTGGCGGCGAACAAGAGGTTACTGTTGCACAAAATTCTGCTGATACCAGAGTAGCTGGAGTGATTTCTACCAACCCCAGTTACCTAATGAATGCACAAATTATTGCGGCTCACTCTGTGGATATTGCTCTGCAAGGTCGTGTGCCTGTAAAGGTTATTGGGCCTGTTAGCAAAGGCGATTTAATGGTCAGTGCTGCCAACGGGCATGCTCAAGCCATGGCCGCACCCCCAGTGGGTTCAGTTATTGGTAAGAGTTTACAGAACTTTTCTGGCGATCGGGGTGTTATCGAAATGGTTGTGGGTCGAGACTAATTGTGCTAAAATACTAGCACAATGGAATTCTTACCTGTACTTGAACTAATCGATCGACTGTGCATTGCCAGAGTCAAACACGTCCGAACCCAAGGCGTGAACCAAACCGAATTGGCATGGTATGAGCAACGTTTTCAACAACTGCCCCAAAGCGCTGAGCTTGATGACGCCATTCAAGCCATGACTGACATCCATCATGCTATTTGGGACTTAGAGTGGCAACTGAAATCGGGCGTGGAGCAGATGCTGAGTCTGCAGGAAATTGGACGACGTGCCATTGCAATTCGAGATCACAACAACAAACGAATTGCTTACAAAAATACAGTGGCCAGGATTTTGGGACACCCAGTGACTGAAATCAAACAAGATCACCTGGCAGATGGCACTGTTGACGATTAAATAAGATTCTAGTATAATAAGTAGATTAAACGCCTTGCAAGTTCTACAGGGGAACAGCCGACTCATAATCGGTCGGGGTGGGAGCATTACCCACGCGAGGTACCAAACATTCTGGCGTTAGTATAATGGATAATACAGGGGATTTCTACTCCCTAAATAGCGGTTCGATTCCGTTACGCCGGACCAAACTACTACAAAAATGAATAGCAGTACTGATCGTCGCACTTTTCAGCTCAAGTCTTACATCCAACGATGCAAGGACGATGGCAAAGAACCACAGGAAGAATATATGAAACTGTATCAAGACGAGGCTGACCGCGCCCGGGAAAATGAAGCCAACGAAGAGTGGAAAAAATACAATCTAGAACACGACCTGCGTAGTGCTGGTTGGATCTGCGACAAAGTCAAGTCACGCGAAGAGTATGCTCAAAACATCTATGCTGCATTGTGCAACAACGAATTTGTGAAAAATGATGTTTGGCCCTTGCTCCAGGACCAACGCTGGTCATGCTCGTGGCGCTATGCCGGGGGTATTGTGGCCGACATGCAAGAGAAAGGTGACTACATCGACTGGTACTGTTCAGGCATCAGGGGTAGTGTTCGAGAAGAAGATTTTGTGGACATGACCCCTGAACAAATTGAAAAACATCAGTGGATGAACAAACACTTTGTGGGCGAAAGCTATGTTACTGATGAAGTCCGTGAAGATCTATTCAATCTGGGCTGGATAGTAGTGAACGAGGATCAAGACAATTGACCTATGCTCTCAACGACAAAGATCGGTATGGCTATTACACTGTAGGCGACCAAAAAACCTACAGCAAGTTAGAGGCTATTGATTTTTACGGACAGAGCCAGCAGCCCATTCAGTGGCATTACAATACCCAAGTGTATGGCCAATTTGACTGGACTCAGGACCCGCCGGGCAATTTAGAATTTTGGTATCGTGCCAGGGCCGAGCAAATTCGCAATGATTACGATTACGTTGTACTATGGTATTCAGGCGGTGCTGACTCGTCTAACATACTCAATACTTTTGTAAAAAACAATATCTTCATTGATGAGATTGCACAGTACACCACTGTTGACGGTACTCTAACCAAACAAGATTACCTCAATAATGAAGTGTATGCCACTGCCATACCACAAACAAAACAATTGTTAGAAAACAACCCTACCTACAAAAATACAGTTCATAGATTGGTAGATATCAGTGACCTTAACACAAAACTCATGGAGCTGGATAACAACAAATGGAATTTTTTCTATCACGTCAACCAATATTATTCATTCAGTGCGTTGAGCCGTGGATATGTGCGCAACACTGTGCCCGAGTATCGTCAGCTAATTGATTCAGGTAAAAAAGTTTGTTTTATATGGGGAGTAGAAAAGCCCGATGTGTTCCAACAAAACAATCAATATTATTTACGATTTGGCGACGGGCAAGATCACGCCGTTTCGGCTCACGCACAGATAATGAATCGCCCCTGGGAGTACGACGAATTCTTTTACTGGCCCCCAGATATGCCGCAGCTACCAGCAAAACAAGCTCATATTATATGCAGATACTTAAACAATCTTACTGCTGCAGATGTTGATGGTATTCATGTGCTAGACAATCACGGACACGAGGATACAGTTTACGGTACCACTCGCCTTGATCCTTATCTAACCAAGCCGTTGATCAAAATCACTAGATCAGGTCGTCCCTATGCTCTAAGCATGCGAGGCTTGCACAGGCTGATATATCCCGACTGGAATCCTAATTTAATTGTTGCCGGCAAACCTCATGGCCATATGTTTGCTCTTAAAGATACCTGGTTACTCAGCGACCAAGCACCTGATTGTGGACAACGATACTACACCAATGGGGTACCGGCACTGCGACAAAAAGTAAAACAAATTGACCCTAACCTTTGGTGGGAATATAAATTTGATCCCAAGCGAGCTCCATATATTGGCGGGGTGCATCGTTTTTACAATAACTATTGCTTGGGCAACGTAACAGCATTTGATCATGATAAAAATTGAAAACAATCCCAAATTAGGATTTTACACAGTAGGCCAAGAGAAATTTTTTAGCAAGCCCATGGCCTTGGTGGAAGCGACAAAAATCAACCAATTCCCTGAGTGGAATTTTAGCAATGAAATATTTGGCGCACAAACGTGGTCAGTTGAGCCCAACATTTCAATACAAGAACTGTATCGTATGCGGGCTCAACAACTTAGAGATCGTTATGACTACATTAGACTAGAATTCAGCGGCGGTGGAGATTCAACCACAGCACTGTACAGCTTTGTCAACAATGGTATCCACATCGACGAGGTGGTGTTTAGATACCCCAAGACTGGGGAGAAAAACGTCAGTGATGATCCGTTTAACTGCAAACCTGAGAACACGCTGAGCGAAGCACGTTATGCGGCGTACCCTGTGCTGAACTGGTTGACCACCGCGGCGCCACGCACCAAGATTACCACGCATGACTACAGTGAGAACATGCTAAATCAAACCTACGACGAGTCGTGGGTTATGAAGACCAAGGACTACTTTCAGCCCGGTCATGCATTCAAACACTCAGCTACAGGCTATGATGGTCACAAACGGCTGGCGGATTCAGGTCAAAGCATTTGCATATTGTACGGAGTAGATAAACCCAAGCTGTGTATCAAGGACAAAAAGTGGTATGCTTACTTTATTGATATCATGGCCAATCACAGCATGGGAGACTTTGGGGACTATACCAATATGACCAATGAATATTTTTTCTGGAGCCCAGACTTGCCTGAATTGTTTATCAAGCAGTGTCACATGGTAAAGAACTGGTTTATGTTGCCTCAAAACAAACACATGCAGTATGTTTGTCGATGGCCCAACTACAGTTACACACACCGCACCACATACGAGCATTTGATCAAGCCATTGATCTATCCAGACTATAATCAAGAAACATTCCAAACATCCAAGCCTACCAACAGTTTCTACAACGAAATGGACTATTGGTTCTACACCAACTTTCGAGATACTGTACAATATCAACGCTGGCAAGCTGGATTGGAGCACTTGGTAAACACCATTGACAACAAATTTTTCAACAAAGAAATGGGTCGTCCAGTGGGTTTTGTTGGGTTTCTGTCACCCTTTTACTACCTGGGCGAAGCAGACTTCGAAAGTTCAGGTATCAATAACCATCTTAGATTTTAAGGAGAAACTATGTTGTTAACAAAACCCCGATGGGTAGAAAAATGGCCTCGCAGTCTAGTAAAAGTAATTTCATGGCGTGCAACTGTAACACTCAGTAACTTTTTAGGTGCCTGGTGGGTCAGCGGAAGCCTGGCTGCTGGACTGGGATTTGCAGGATTTGCCCTGGTGGTAAACAGTGCCTTGTATTTTGTGCACGAACGTGCTTGGAACAGAGTCAGCTGGGCCAAGGATGCAAATACTGAAGCTGAATCAGCCTAACTAAATAAGAATAGCAACGCCAGCAGGTGCTGACGTCGGAAAGAATGGACGCTTGGGATATTTCCCTTTACTAGCAAGCAACGCCTAGAACGCCCACCGTAGCATACCAAACATGCCAGCTATCACTCAAGGAGAAAACAAAATGAAACCAATTCACATCAAGTGGGTATTAGCTCACGAACCCATTGATATTTTTATCAGAGCCGCAGAAAAATTTGCAGAAGTAGCAGAAGCCCGTGCACCGGGACAGTTTGAGATTGAAGTGCTGACTCTAAGTGAGTACGCTGACAAATACAATCACGGTGAAACGATTACCAAACACAACCTGCTGGACCTCATGGACTCTGGCGCCATTGAAATGAGCCAGATGTACACTTATGTGCTCAGCAAGTACAACAATGACCTAGACGCACTAGATCTGCCCTTCCTGTTCCGTGATCATGCTCATGCGGCCAGTGTGTTTGAAGGCACAATTGGCGAGAACCTCCTGGATGGTTACACCAAGAACAGCAACATCAAGGGCATGGCATTTACATACTCAGGCGGTTACATGAACATGCCCATGAATCGCGAATTCACCAGCCTGAGCGAAATGGCCGGTGTCAAAGTTCGTGTCAGCAATTCACCAGTGGCCAGTGCTACCTGGGCCGCACTAGGTGCAGAACCTGTTGTGATGGATGTTGAGCGTGTGGCCGAAGGCATACGAGAAGGCACAATTGACGGTGGTGAAAGTTCATGGCCACGCATCTATGCTTGCCAACAAAACGAAGTTGCTGAAAGCATCTTGGAAGCCAATCACCGCTTGCTGTTGACCAACATCATTGTGAACAAGAACTTCTTGGCTGGCTTGCCTGTTGAATTGCAACAGGTCATGAAAGATGCAGCCTTGGAAGCTGGTCGTTTTGAACGTGCTGTGGCTGTGGCAGAAGTTGAGCCTACCAAAGCACGTTGCGAAAAAGATGGTATTCCAGTTGTTGGTTTGAGCGCAGAAGATGAGCAATTGTTCCGCGCCAAAGGCGAACAAGTTTATGCCCAATTTGCCGATGCTTTCACCCCTGGGTTGGTTGACAGCATTCGCACTTTGCATTAAACTATAGGTTAAGACTGTATGAAGTAGACAGAAAAGGATTCAAGACGCGGGGGCAGTGCCCGCCAGGTCCACCATAAGGAAGTTTGATGCGTATTACTGAGATTGCCGGTTCAAAACTAAGTTTCAACACAACAAAAGGTAGTAATACTATTGGTGTTGAAATGAATGTTGACGGGCAGTATGCAGGAACGTTTCAATACGATGCAGATAGTGGAAGAAGTTTAGTAGAGTTAGATCCAACCTTTCAAAGCAAAGGATTAGGTAAAATTCTAATACTAAAAGGAATCTATACTGCCATCATGTCAGGATTAGACTATGTAGAAGATGAGTCACGCACCCAAGCATTTGACAATGCTATGGATAGTTTGGCAGATTCAGGATATATAGTCAACGATGATGAGTATTGGTATGTTACCGGTGAAGGTGAGCAATACCTCAAACAAGTTTCTTTATGATGGGCCTGACACAGGATCGATTGGGTCAAGAGTAATGAAATGGACAGTCCGGCAATGTAGAAGCCGTTAGGATTGGGGTCTCCCGGTCGAAGACACAAAAAACTTTATCTGCAAACGATGAAAAATTCTTGATGGCTGCGTGAGCACCCAACAAGCGAGGTAGGAAATACCTTGTAACAGAAACCACCAAAAAGGCTACTTTAGTAGCCTTTTTCCTTGACTATGTCAGCGTTTACGCTATATACTATTCTATGGTTAACTTTGACCATACTTTCGAAAGGAAAATTCTAATGAAAAAAATTCTCGTTACAGCCGCTTTGTTGGCTACTTGCGCATTGGCATCGGCCCAGACCACTATGTACGGTCGTGTCAACGCCACTGTCGACAGCACTAAAACTGGTGCTATTCGTGCAGACAGCATTGTCAATGACATCAGTCACATTGGCTTCAGCGTCAAAGAAGACCTCGGAGGCGGATTGTCAGCTCGTGCTGTGATCGAAACCTCTGTGGCCACTCAAGACCCTACCACTGGTGGCAACACTCAGTTGGGCAACCGCCAAAGCACAGTTGGATTGGCCAGCAAGTTAGGCAGCGTTGATGTTGGCCGCAATGTACATGGTTTGTTTACCACAGCTGGTGGTGGCGACGCATTTGGTGTATTGTATGGCAGTATTGCCGGCGATGTGCATGACCTGCGTGGCCTGCGACTCAGCAACGGTGTGTTTGTTCGCATCAATGGGCCATTGGGTTCTACCCTGGGCGCTGATCGCACTCACACCGCAACTGGTGCCGAAGCCACTGTTTACAGTGCAACTGGCAAATTAGGCCCTGTTAACGCTGGCGTGGCTCAATATGATCAAGGTGCCGAAAAATCAACTGTGGTCAGTGCCAGTACCAAGCTTGGCAACACTGGCGTGTTCTACAGCTACAGTGACAACCAAGGTGCTGTTGCTGCCAGAGGCAACCTAGTGGGCGTGAGCCAGAAAGTCGGTGCTTACACTGTGAAAGCCAGCTACGGCGATACCAACACAGCCGTCAAGGCTTACAACGTTGGCGCTGAGTATGCTCTCAGCAAGCGCACTGACGTATTGGCCAGCTACCGCAACGTTGACAAAACTGGCACTGCCAATGACATCAAGCAAGTTGGCGTAGGTGTTACACATCGCTTCTAATCCAAGCAATGTAATATAAAAACCCGCTGCGGCGGGTTTTTTGATGGCTAAGTAATCACAACATGTTGCGAATCTCTGGACCCACTTATCGCTACAGCGGCGAGACCATCCACAACGAAATTATCTACATTGACGATCATTGTTACGACGAGCAAGATCAGTGCTATCATGTGGAAAAGCTATTGACGCACAATCCTGGCAATCATCTTTTGGTGTTTGACAACATAAAACACGATGACGTGTTGTGTGTTTGGCCACACGTTTGTTTACCAGTACATCTTGCATGTGAAATTGAAAATTTTCAAAAACAATCAATCACAGTAAATTGGCAGCAGAAAACTCATTGTTTTAATTTTATGATCAACAAGCCTCGGTTGCACCGAGTGCGATTGTTGGAATTTGTTGAATCTCAAGGACTAAAAAATAGGTTGCACACTTTGCCTTGGGTTCACAGCGATTATCCTAGCATACCAGTAACTGATTATCGCATTGGACAAGAACAATTGTTAGAAAAGGGCGTGAAAAACGGATCTTATTCCAATGCCGAGACCTATCAAAAACTGCTGCAACGTCAGGTATTTGAACCAACTTGCATCAGTTTGATCACAGAACCTTGTTATTTTGAACGTGAAAGCTTGATCTCAGAAAAAACAGTTATGGCAATCTATGCAGGTACGCTGCCATTATGGGTCGGTGGATGGCGCTTGCCCGACGTCATGCGCGATCTAGGGTTTGATGTCTTTGACGACATATTAGATCATAGTTATAGTGCATTGCCTGATCCGCAACAACGTGTGGACCAAGCGTTGATTCGTAATCAACATCTGCTTGAAAATTTTGATTTGGTCTGTGATTTTTTACACCGCAACCATCAAAGGTTGAGACACAATCTAGATTTGCTTCGGCAGAACATATTTTTGCAACAAATACAACAGCAAGTTCTTATGAATCCCAAACTAGCAACCGTGACGTCATTGTGGGGCTTGCCTTGCGCCAATTAGCCCAAAAAATTTGACTTTTTATTCGGTTGTCATATATAATAACACTATGATGCAAACAATCCTGCTAACGCTGAACAGCATACCGTCATTACACAATGACCTCTATGCCTATGAGCGTGAAGATCAGAGAGGTCTTTGTTGAAGTAGTACTGCACACTTTAGTGTTACATCAACAAAGACCCGCCAACTAGGCGGGTTTTCCTTTTTGTAGTTGACCAGTATTGCACTCAGTGTTATACTAGTGGCTTAGTTGGGAAAGACGACAACTGCTCCGGAAACGGTAGCACTGCTAAGAGACACAAAGGCAGTTGACAGATATTTCCAACAGTGTTATAATAAACACTTGCAGCAAACGATCGAGTAGCTGCATAGAATTCCTTAAAAATTCGTATTCATGTAGTTGTTCTGGATCTTGTGTCCAGCAACTATATGCAAACATGCTAGACGCCCACCCTTCTTGGTCGTTGGCCGGTGTTGTGACTCTAACCAAGTCGCTTGTTAGTGTGTTTGCATATAGTTGAAACTATGCTCGAGTGGTGAAATCGGTAGACACAAGAGACTTAAAATCTCTCGCTGCAAGGTGTGCCGGTTCGATTCCGGCCTCGAGCACCATGTTTTGCCCCTTTGGCGTAATTGGTAGCCGCGCTAGATTTAGGTTCTAGTATCGAAAGGTGTGTGGGTTCGAGTCCCATGGGGGGCACCAAGTTTTTGGAGCATTCGTCTATCGGTTAGGACAGTGGGTTTTCAGTCCACTAAGAGCGGTTCGATTCCGCTATGCTCTACCAAGTTTTTAGGTGCGTTCGTATAGAGGTCATTACTGCGGATTGTCTATCCGCTTACGGGAGTTCGATTCTCCCACGCATCGCCAAGTTTTTGAGGAGAGTCGCTGCGAAGCGTATTCTTAAACGACCCGTAGAACTCCCGGGCGTCCTGTAATTGTTATATGGATGTGTAGGAAAATTGGTAACCCCAGGAGACTGTAAATCTTCCGCCCGAAAGGCATTGCTGGTTCGAGTCCAGCGGCATCCACCAAGTTTATGCTCTATTAGCTCAATTGGGAGAGCGCGACACTGTCACTGTCGAGGTAAGGGGATCGAAACCCCTATAGGGCGCCAAGTTTTGAAAGTGTCAGCAAGTGAAGTCACGCTGTGCAGTATTCTTCGAAGGTACTGCTCAGTAGAAGGTTTTGGGTTCGAATCCCAGCACTCCAAAGGTGCTAGTTCTAAAGGTGGACAAACTGGATCTATCCCAAGTGACGTACCGACTCCCGTCCGGACTTGTATAATCGGGTAAATGGTGCCAATAACGTGGTGGCACTACTTTCAAATTCAACGTTCCAGCTAATCACTGGATAGTGTGACCCACACGATGAGAAGTACAATGATATGTACGGGTGGTAGTCTTTGAACCGAAAGGCCGCTAGCAATGCGATAACGGTCCCGGTCGGGAAGCGGGTGGAGGTCGTGTGTGATGGTATCTTGGTTCCGCCAAGAATAATACTTGATGCGATATAATTACCGCCGCGGGATGCAGAGCTTTATGTCGCATTAGACTTCTGGTGAGGTCATCACCCTTTCAAGGTGACCAGAGGGGATCGTAACCCCTATGCGACTCCATTGATAAACACATTCACAGATCCGCCCTGTTACCTAGGGAGTCAGCGAGTAACCGCTTATGGACTGTTCAAGAGTGTGTTTTTCAATGGGAGTGAGACTTGGTAGTCAGAGAGGTCTTATATACCTTTTAGCGCCAGATTAGCGTTCTTGAGAGAGTTCGATCCTCTCCGCTCCTACCAAGTTAAACTGACCGCCTGCGTCTAAAACTCAATGACGATGGGCCCAACTACCGGGGACACCTGTTACTCCACTGCCTCTGGGGATTAAGTTACCAGACTGCTAGTCACAGTTGTGCTATGTTGGTGGAAGGAAGTGAGCGCAGAGATGCGTTCAGTACCTTTAAACGCAGGGTAGTAGGCGGATCAGTTTATCCAAAATTGTTTGACAAGCAAAGATGTTTGTCGTACAATAGATACTTACTTGATATTGTTGAGCACATTAGGAGTTTGTCTGGGAACCAGTAGAGTAATCTATCCAGAACGGAGCAACGTGGGCAAGTTGGTTCTTGCTACGCCGACAGTGTGTTCAACAATATGAAGTTTGGTAAAATTAGTTGTTGACAAGTTCAGCACATGATGTTACAATAGAATACAAGGGCAGTTTAATGTCCTACTAGGCAGCTTGCTGTCTAGTGAAGAATAACTGTGGTGACACAGCCAAAGGAGGTATGCCTACATAACTCCGCCAGCAATGGTTCGTTTAGACAAGCCTGCTCAGATCCGCGAGGATCCCTTCACTGATAAGACCGGTGGAGGTAACAATGACGCTGGATGTTGTGGAAAGAATTAGTGGCTCAAGCGCCTGCAAGGGTAACGCAAGTCATTAGAGAGTAACAGGTGGTGCTGACCTCACAACAAAACCAGTCCAGTTAATTGGTATGA